AATCTCCTTATTCAGTTGGGATCGGGTTTGCAGTCTTAACAGCAGCTACATGGTCTTCCCAAGTAGATGTACCATCTTTTGAATCGTGGTACTGCATGTCGAGCTGTGAGCCCAGATCACCGTAGGCCGTTCTTCTTGTAGCTCTTACTGCATTTTGTCTCTCTTCGAGATCAGCAGCAGAGTCCACAGCATTCAGTTGCTCGTCAGTTGGTTGCGCTACACCTGACACATTCCATGTCTTGATGTAAGGGCCTTGACCATTCGAGTCATCCTGAAGTAAAACGTCCGTCATAAAGTCTACATTTGCTACGCCGTTATTAGCGCAATATGTTTTGACCTTGCTTGATAGTGATGCCATAGTTTTTCTCCTTTGTTTATATTTAACACAACTGTGTTAAAATTCTAGTTAATATTATACTCCTATTAATTTGTATGCTCCAAAAGTTGGCCCAGCGTTACCTCCGTCAATTTTAACTGTTCCAGATGATGCATACTCTATTTTAGCAAAAAGCTCTACATAGTCTGAACTGCCATTAAAATCTATTACTGAACCAATATATATAGTGCTTATATAGGCTTCATTATTAGTAAAATAATTTGACATATATTTTTCAATACTTCCATTTTTTTTAATAATTAAAGAATATCTTTTTAATTGTGATGTTGCTATTTCTGCAACTGCTTGTGCATAAACATAATATTCTCCAGCAGTTTGAGGTGTAAACCTGTAATTTGTACTATGGTCATAAGCACCAGCTGTATCAAAAACTTCAACATCAACAGCAACTTTAGTTTCAGTATCATTTGATAAAGTTTGTGCACTACTTCTTCTTGCTTCAAAAGCAGGAGTGTTAGCTAAACCAGCGCCCGCTAAAGTAGCAGAACCTGTCCCTCCAGAAGCTACTGGTATCGTTGGTGCTATAAAATTTGTTCCGTCTATTTTACTTAATGCCATAATTATGCTCCTATAATCTTATATGCTCCAAAAATAGTATGTGCATTTGATTGAATTGTTCCACTTGCATTTTGATCTGCTGTATATCCATATAATTCTAAATAATCTCCTGCAGATAAAGTAGCAGCTCCAGTTAAAGTTGCTGCAAAATTTGATATAAACATTTTAAATCCACCATTGTCTTGAAGTATACTTCTAAATCCATTTAAATAAGATCCGTTTTTATATATATCGCCTCTTATAGCTTCGCCATCGCCACCAGCTGTTCCAGTATTGCATGATAAAGAAAAATATATACAATATTTACCACCTTCTCCACTTGGCACTGTAAATCTATTAGATGCAAAACAACTACCAACATCAAATTCTTCAACAAAATTTTCAATTTTTGTAGCAGTAAATCTTGTTAAATTTTGATCAGTACTAGTTCTTGCATGAAAAGCTGGAGTGTTTTTAATTCCACTTGCATTAGGAGTCACAACACCTGCACCATCAGACGTTAAAATGCTGTTACCGCCAAAGTCCTGTAGTTGATTTGCTTTTATAATTGATGCCATAATTATGATCCTATCCTGTATGCTCCAAAATATGTTCCATCACTATCGTAATCTATTTTTGGATCACCACTCGTATCATTAATTCTAGTATAAATTTCTAAATAATCACTAGAACCGTTCATTTCTATAATAGCTTGAACATCTTGATTTTTTGTTCTTAAATAATTATCACGACAATCAGTAAGTGTGCTTCTACCAAAAGAGCCATTTTTATAAATAACTATTCTTATTTCTTGTAAATTGCTACTAGCTTGAGAATTACCAATAACACTTGCGTATACAAAATATTTACCTGCTACTTGAGGAGTAAATCTATAATTTGTAGAACTATCATAAGCATTGTTTGTATCAAAAATTTCTGAATTAAATTGTACTTTTGTATAAGAATTATCTGTTACCGATTGATCCGATGAAGCTCTTTTTGCTTCAAAAGCTGGATAGTTTATGCCTGTAACACCTGATGCAAAAGTAAACGTATCCCCAGAACTACCCAGGGTTACTGTGCCGTTGTCAGCTATTGGTTCTATGTTTGTTGCTTTAATTGTTCCCATAATATTAAGTTCCTATCCTATATCCCCCAAAATAAGTTTGATGTTGTCCACTTGATATTGTTATCGTTCCAGCATCTACGTTTAAATAAGTATCAATTTTAAAGGCATCTGATGATCCATTTGCCTCAACAATAGTAGTTATTGGAATGTTAAATGCATCTAAATTAGAAGCTGAATAAGAACTTAAAAGTTGATTAGCACAGTCCCCACCATTTTTTCTAATTCTAGCTTGCATTTCAATAAATGCTGGTCTTGAAGTATCACTTCCAACTCTAATTGCAGCAAATAATAAATATTTTCCAGCTACATTTGGAGTAAAAGTGTAGGTGCTGGTATTAAAACAACTTCCTGTATCAAATACTTCAGTATCTATTTGAAGGTCTGTTACTGTTGCGTCACTTGGATTTCTAGCACTTCCATTATAAGCAAGAAAAGCTGGGTTATTAAAACCTGTCGCCGTTCCAGAGTTAGTAATAGTAGCACCAGATGGAATAGTAATAGTATCTCCTGAAGAGCCTATCTCTAAACTAGTTCCTGATTGTGGGTCTACTTTATCTACAAATAATGTTGCCATATTATACTACCGTTAATGTTCCATTCACTGTGACTGTTGCTGTAAAAGATACTGGACCACATAACATCATGTTGTCCGTTGCAGCAACTGTTATTGATTCTGAAACTGTTGCTAAATTTTTATATCCACCGTTAATTGCAGAAATCATTCCTGCTTGAATGCTATTGGCTCCTGGTTCAACATTACCGACTGATTTACCTTGGAACACTACATAAATATTTCCAGTTCCTGTTGGAGGGGCCGCTGTAAAAGCTAAAGTTGTACCACCAGATATTGAGTAAGCTGAAAATGGATCTTGTCTAACGTTTCCAACAAAAACTTCTACTTCTGCTGTGTTGGCTACGGCTTGATTTAATGTAAAATTTGTTTCTGAATTATCACCGTTGAACTGTTGAGAGTTCATGGTGTTTAAATTTTGTTTCGGTGCATTTCCTACGTACGCCATGATTACTCCTATGAACTTATTGCATCAACTGTAGACATCCAGACACTTAATGAACTTGCAGTATCTGATTGTGCCTTAACTACGTCTCCGTTTTGCATTACTAATTTACTTCCCCCGTCTATAAGCTCGAGCGATCCGCCCGCAACTATCGGCGCATTTTTGATTATGTAGTGATTTTGAGAACCACCTGTTACTGAAGATGTTATAAATACGTCTGCATTTATTGTTGATGTTGTTATGTTTGCGAGACGAATAGAAATTATAGCATCGTTAGAATTACTAGTATGAATAGTTACTGCTGATGTTCCTACGTCCTGGTCTCCGAATCTTTTAAAATCTTGTGCCATAATTTATTCCTTATACTATAACGCGATTGCCATTGCAACGGCAAAACCCGCTGAAGCTCCCGCTGTTCCACTAGATGCTGCTGTTACTCTACCTTTTGCATCTACTGTAATTGATGAATTTGTATAACTAGCTGCTGATACTCCAGAGTTAGCTAGTGTTAATGCTCCGCCAGATGCGATTGTTGCATCACCTGACATATCAACTTCTTCAAAAGATGTGCCATCTGCAACTAATATTTTGTTTGCCGTATTTGTTGGTAATTTTAATTTAGATCCGACAGTCAAATCTCCAATCGTAGACAGGTTTGAATTAATTTTGTTACCAATGCTTGTAACATGATTACCCATTAAAGAGTGAGATGAACATTGATAATATAAAATATTTGGTGTTTCAGAATCAACAGCAATTTGAACATAGTCTCCTGAACTACCACCAGAACCATTTGTTGTTACTCCAGTTGTATAAGCTGTAGATTTATCTGCTTCTAAATAAAATCTTAATGGGTGTCCTGAGTTACTAGAATCAGATGTATCAAATCTGTAGTAATATTTATAAGATGAATCTGTGCCAGATAATCTTAATGCTGGTGATTCTAATCCATCAAAAAAATATGCACTTGAAGATCCTTGTCCTGAATACGGATGAGCTGCAGTTTTTGTCCCAACTTTAACTGTAATTATTTTTGGCGCTGATGAAGAACCATATTCTTCTGGATTAGGTAAACCTATTTTTGAACCCGGTACAGTACAGAATACTTCTGTTGCACCTGCAAAACTTACAAGAGCATCACTATTAGAACTGGAGATAACATTAGTTCTAGCAAGTGTGCTTGCTCCTGCATTTAAAGTTCCAAAACCAACTTCAAAGTTGGATGTTCCATTTTCAAAAATACAATAATAGGTAGTATTATTTCCACCGATACCAGCAGCAAAAGTTTCAAAACCTTGAACTGCCCCACCTAGTGTAAACGTTCCTGTTCCAGTAGTTGCACTGGATTCTTTTACCCTATCGTTTAATTTAAACGCCATTTAAAATCCTACGATGTTAAACTAATAATAGCATTACTCGCTGTGCTTGGATCAGGAAACGAAATAGTGAAGTCACCATTCGTTGCTGTCTTTGCTCCGCCAAAATCTAAAACTACAACTAACTTATCGCCTTGGTCATCATTATATATTGCTGCATAGTTTGCAGTGAAACTCGCAGCTGACCATGTTACATCTGCAAAGTCTACAGATGTAGTTGCAGTTGTAGCTACAACAGCCTGACTACCTAAGTTTTTTCTAGCATAGTTTGAACTACCCCCTGAAGAAACTTCATCGTTAGTTTGTACAACTGTAGTAGCTGTCGTGTAAGTATTAGAAATTGTTCCGTTATACAATGCTATAACAAATTGATCTCCGCCATTCGCAAA